AATATTATATAAAATTATATAATATTATGTGTTTATATATACACATTCAGAGGAGAATTTTTATGTTAAATTTAGATTTAATGAATCGCATTGCTTGCCTTAAAAAGGTGGTTGATGCGATGTTTCAAGATGATGCTCCAGAAGTTGGGCAAGCTCTCAACTTTTGCATCAATCTCATTTTCTACAAAGAAGAGATGAGAGAAATCAATCAAACTCTATCAGTACTTGATGAAATCAAAGACATCAAAAACCTCTATTCATCACTAAAGGATAAAAAGAATGCTCAATAGATTTACTCTCATTGGAAGACTTGGACAAGATCCACAATTCAAGAAGATTGGCGATAAAGACCTTGCAACCTTTTCCGTTGCCTATAGTGAAAAGGTAAAAGGCGAAGAAAAGACAACTTGGTTCAATTGCGAGGTTTGGGGGGCTTTTGCTAGCGTCGTCCAATCTCAAGCTAAGAAAGGCGATAAGATCACCGTTATTGGTCGCATTGTCATCAATGAATATGAAGGCAAGCAATACATTAAAGTTATTGCCTCTGAGGTTGTTTTTCTATGATGAAGCCTAGAGATAGAAAATCAATCTTGAGTCTTTATGTATCAACAAAGCTGATCAGCTTGCTAGATACGATCAGCGATAGACATGCCGTCAAGATTTCAAAGCTTGCTGAAAAGCTGTTGCTTGACGGTCTGAAGAGAGATGAAATTGATTTAGCACTTGAAAGCGATGATGATGATGCTATTGAGAAAATCACAACGAAAATTATCAGAAAGCTTGATCATGGCAAAGAGTAGAACTACAAAAATCGATACAGTTGATTCTAAAGAGACCAAAGCAATCGCAAAAAAGCCTTCAGAAGATAAAGCTGAGATCGCAAAAAAGAAAAGGCTTGTCGCAACGGAACAGATCCTTGAGCTTATTTCTCAAGGCCTTTCTCAAACTGATGCGATTTCAGTTGTTGGCATCTCATACAGTACTTTTCACTCATGGATGAAGGCTGATGCTGAGTTAGTGGCTGATGTCAAGAGAGCTGAAATATCCCTTAAACTCAAGCATTTGCAAAACATTCAAAGGCATTCTGAAAACGATGTCAGAGCTTCTCAATGGCTACTCGCTCGAAAGTTTCCTCTAGAGTTTGGAGAGAAGCAAACAATCGACATGAACACTAAAGGCGATGACTCAAAGGTTATCATCAATGTGATTCAGCAAGTGCAAAAAGAGAAACATGGGCAAGTTGTACAAATCAAGCATGAGCTTCCAAATGGACTTGACGATGGCACAGACGAAGAAGACTGAGCTAGAGCTTAAATTAAATCCTTTACAAGTTGATCTGATTGATCGCTTGATCTATTCGGATGATCCATTTATTGCCGTTCGTGCCGGTTGGGGTAGCGGCAAGACTTCAGCCCTTGTCTTCGCCTTGTGGACGTGGTCAAGCATACATCCCAATAAGTCATCTCTCTTAGTCACTGATACAGCCCCCCGTTATAGATCCGTTTTAGGCCCTGAGTTAGAGAAGTGGCTTGTGCCTTATGGTTGGGCTTATCATCAGCAAGAAGGCAAATGGACAGCCCCAAATGGTCATACTGTTTGGTGTCGATCTTATTTTAGACCGGGTACAAGGGATGCTACACATAACCCATTGGAAGGCCTTAATATCACTTCGGGGCTTGCCTTGATTGATGAATGTCAAACTCTATCTGAAGAGGTTGCTCAGAAAACCTTGGGGCGTCTTAGATCAGGTCCATCGCCTAAGATGATCATGGTAGGCTTGCCCGTTTGGGGTGCTTGGTGGGTTGATTTTGCTGAAAAGGCGGGATGCACGCCAATCTTCTATGCTAGCCATGTCAATAAAGCAAATTTGTCTGAAGCTTGGTTTGACGCCGTCAAGAATTTGCCTGAGTCTGAACGGCTGGCAATGGTGGAGAATCAGCCACGACCACCTCAAGGCGTGATCTATTCTGAATGGACTTCAAGCCATGTTATCAGCAATTGGGATTATCATCCATCTATGTCATCAAGGCTTGTCATTGACTTTGGCTTTAGAAAGCCCTCAGTTTTGATCTTGGCACATGATCCAACCTTAGAGGCTGATGTCATCTGTGCTGAAATCAATCCTCAAGAAATCACACTCTCAGAGCTTGCCAAAGAAGTCTTAAAAATCGCTTGCCCTCGTGATCTAGCTAGACGATATCCCAATCGTATTTTGCTAGACGGTGCAAGCGGTGATAAGGCTGGATCAGCTAGATCAGATCGCACAGCCCAATCAGCTTTTCATGAACTTTCAAAGCATCCTGATCAAGGTGGCATAGGGATGCCTTTTAGGTGGTGCACTGATCCAATACGAACAGATATTTTAAACGGTATTCAAAGAGTCAAGCGATTGATCCATCAAAGAAGAATTTTATGCACCTCTGAAGTATGGGAACGAGGCTCTTCAAGTGTTGGGAATAGCTTTAGAAAGGCTATTTTGTCTTATGCTTGGGATGGCAAAGAGACACCTAAAAAAGACGGTCGAGAAGATCCGCTAGATGCTCTTAGATACGATGTCATAAATTGGCTTTGGCGTGATAGCGAGATCGTTGCTGATAAGCCTTTACCTGCTATATCTCCAACAGTCAAGAGCAAACTCAACTTCGTTCAATCGCATATCAAGGCGATGAGGAATCACTAATGCTAAAAGAAAACACAATACATCTAGGCGATTGCCTTGACCTTATGCCCTCCATTCCTAGCAAATCCGTTGATATGATACTTTGCGATTTGCCTTATGGTACAACTGATTGTTCATGGGATAGTGTTCTTGATTTGTCAACGCTATGGTTGGAATATGAAAGAGTAATCAAGGATAATGGGGCTATTGTGTTAACGGCTAATAGGCAATTTACATTTGCTTTGTATAATAGCAATCCTAAGATTTATAGATACAAATGGATTTATATTAAAACCTATAAAACAAATTTTTTAAATGCCAACAAGCAACCGCTTTGCCAACACGAAGAAGTCTTGATCTTTTATAAAAATCAACCTTGTTACAACCCTCAGATGATAAAAGGGGAAGGTTTTTATAGGGGCAACAAGTTCTCAAATCTTGGGGGCAATAGTATTTCAGGGAATCAAAATTTAAAAAGACGCCCAACATTTAATGATGGAAATTATTATCCTATTGACATTCTACAATTTCCACAAGCAAACAATCACGCAATCCACCCAACCCAAAAGCCCGTTGCATTGTTTGAGTACCTAATCAAAACCTATACAAATGAAGGCGAGCTAGTCTTAGACAATTGCAGTGGTAGCGGTACCACAGCCATTGCTTGCATGAACGCAAATAGGCGGTTTATTTGCATTGAAAGGGATGAAACCTATCATCGCAAATCTATTGAGAGAGTAGCTAATCATGAACCGTTGTTTCACTTGGGGGGCAAATGATAGGCAATGCACTTTTAGCAAGATTGGCAATTGATAGCATCATCATGGATTTTTACATCCCATTAGATGCGATATATCAGCTAACAGATCAAACGATAATGGACCGCCTTAGAGAGTTGGAGCATTCCTATCAAGGCAAAATCAAAGAGGCTAGGCTTTTTATGCATAAAAAGGAGATGATATGATGCAGAAAAAAGAAATGATAATGCAATTCTTTGAAAGCGATTTAGATCCTAGATTGTGCATGATCGAGGATATGATCGAGAGAGGCGAGGTTTATCAAGGCTATATGAGCAACTACACAAAGCCACAAAAGAGCGCTCAATCAAAGAAGCTTAAAGAGGAAGATCTTATCAAGGCTGTTTCATCAGATAAAACTTGGAAAGAAATCGCTGATGAGTTTGGCGTTACTCCTTCAGCTGTTATATTTAAATGCGATCAGCTTGGGATTAAAAAAGAAAAAATGCATCGCCACCTTAAAGCCAAAGATAAAGCTAAGCTCAAGGCAATCTCAAAAGATGAGATATTGAAAGCTTTAGATAAAGCTTCATCATTTGCTGGTCTTGCGAGATTGTTTGATATCAGTAGGGATCGCATGAGAAACTTATTTCATCAGTATGATATCGATGAGAGATTTTATATCAATCGATCTATGAGTGAAAAAAAATAGAAATAAGTTGAGTATAAAAAACGGTAGAGGGTGTTATTATTTTATACTCTCATCAAGGAAAAAATATGCTTATCGGATATGCACGAGTTAGCACAGAAGATCAATCTTTAGATCTTCAAATCGATTTTTTAAAGTCAGTTGGTTGTCATGATATCTATCAAGAAAAGATGACTGGCAAGACTAAAGAACGCCCAGCACTCAAGAAGGCTTTAAACGCTCTTAAAAAAGGCGATACATTGGTATGTTTAAAGCTAGATCGTCTTGGTAGATCAATGAAGGATTTGATCGATCTAGTAGAAAAGATCAAGGCTAAGGGATGCCATTTTAAGACAAGCGATGGTATTGATACAAGCACACACATGGGCGTCTTTATCTTCCACATCTTCGGGGCTTTGGCTGAAATGGAGCTTGGCTTGATCAGAGAGAGAACGATCCTAGGATTAAGAGCAGCAAGAGAGAGGGGACGAATTGGAGGCCGTCCCAAAGGTCTATCAAGAAAATTGCTCATGCAAAAATTTGCGGTCAAAGAGTACTATCAACAAGGAAAACCTATTTTAGAAATATGTGAGCTCACTGGCTTATCAAGAGCTTCTATATATACCGTCTTAGAACATCTGAATATTCCATTAAAAAAGCCTCTAGTTAAGGCAAAGACGCATTGATCTTCTTGATCTTCTCTTCCACCTTATCCAATCGATCAGATAGATCATCATCACCTACAAGGATTTTTGCTTGATCT